CTATGGGGGATTGAAATGGAATGAGAGTTTCGTAGGTTATCAATAGACGAGCCCCAATATAGCTACACTTCTTTATTATCATAAGATTACTATATCTCTCTGCAATGAGCTTAGTATCTACGGTCTTCATATCAACACCCATCTCTTTCATTTTAATGAGCTCTATCTGCTTGAATTTGGTCTGGTCTGGAATTTTTTGTAAGAACTGTAATATATCCGAAATCATAGATATGAAAACACTCTTTTTTAGAACGATTCCAGTCTTCGAATTAATCGTATTCAACTTTAAGCAGATATCTTTCGCCTTGGCGATGTCCTCTATTTTAAATCCCATCGTCGTTAGCTCTTTGCGAAGGTCTGTCCCCGAGCAATCAAACGTATCATGCTCGACATCGGTCTGAATAATAGATTCCATAATCTCCTCTTTCAATTTATCCTCATTGGATACAACTGCCTCACGCTGTTTATCGACCTCGCCAGTTGATTTACTGAGACCCTCCGCAGTGTCATAATCTACTATGGTCAGAGGGCGCCCATCATGGCCACAATATATCATTCCATTCTCTTCATTCGTCCCATAAATCGCAATCATATCATTCATCATCTTATTATAATTTGATGCGGTTCCCTCATTCATTTTTAAGAAATAGTAGTAGTGCCCACAACAGATTTTCTTTTTTGTTCTTATACTATAAATGTCTTTTCCAATTAATATTCCGTCCTTCTTTATTAAAAGATTGCGATAATATTCGCGGGTGTCAATGTCATCGACTTTAAGAATGTCCAAATATAATTCATCGACATCCTCAACGAAAACTTCAATTGTCTCCTTTTGCTTAGTATCGACGATTTTGCGCATGTAGATTTGGAGCCTCAACTTCGCATTCTGGATTTCATCCTTAATTTTCCTCTCAATATCGGGCTTTGAAATCATATCTATGTAGTCGATTTCTTCTTTGATGAGGTCCGCCTTTTTCTCTAATCGGATTTTATTTTTACTCTTACATGCCGTTTTAAAAAGACATTTCAGTTTTTCAATATCAAAGTTGCCTATTTTTTGGACGTCGAATAAGCATAAGTCATCCACTGATTCAATAAACGCGTTTTGTGTCCAGTTCATTCCGTTCCACTCATATATCATTCCATTCTCGTGGGACTTCTTACTTTCAATCAGCGCATAATCACCCTTTTTGAATTGAGTAATTTTTCCATTATCTTCAAATAATTTGTTGAATGAAGGATATACCACAACTGGCGTTATCTTCCTCTTCTCACACGACTTGTCATCTATTTTTTTCAACTGCTTCTCAATGTCTTCAATTTGCGCTTTTAATTCTTTTTTCCTTTTTTCAATATCGCCAGTAGTTGTTTCTTTGTATGCCGATATTTTTTCATTTTCAACAATTAAGAAATATAATTTACCATAGTCCGGAGATTTAAGTAGCCAGTTATATCGTGATGCCACGCTGTCCATATCGGTTTGTGGATATGACCCATAATAAGAGAGGACCTCTTTATGATACAAATATTTATCCCCGAATAAAATATCCTCTTTTACGCTCATCTGAACTAACTTATTGCGGTTCTCACTTATTTTTTTGATGAATAAATCAGCGCTCTTCTTCTCTTCTCGCGCAATGAGATATTGCTCATCGAATATTTCAGTTATCTTGAAATAGTTGTCGTAATTTAGATTGTTGAAGTTTATATTAAACTTTTTAAGGATAGAATTGAACTCATCAATCGTCTTTGCTGTTTTTAGTGAGTCTTCTGAATCTATAATAGTCGACAAACTGGGGATGACCTTCTTACACATCTTTTTCCAATCTTCTTCTTCGATATTCTTTTCTGGAAAAATATAGAGGGTTGCCCTCTTATTCAATTTTCCGGAATAATCTTCATCAAGTTTGAGTTCAATGCGGTCCATATTTAAGTGGGTCATCGCATATATATTCGCAGTTGTTCCCTCTTTCCCTTCGGATAGATTGACAGGAACCATGAATTCATTATCATTTATTATCTTGACCACATATTCTCCGTTTATTGATGGTTCGCTGTCGCTGTTATCAATCATAATTTTATCTCCGTTTTTCAGGCCGTGTGCCTTCATTTCCACAATTGCGGAACTATTCTTTTTAATTTTTGTGGCTGATCCAATCATTCGAATCCGGTCAATAAATGGGCTCCCATTTAATGCATCCAAAATGGTTTCTTGATTATTCGCAAGAATGAGGAACCCGATTATATTAACATATGCGCCATTATTAAGCTGGGCCGTTTTGGTCCCGATGAATTTCCCATCTTCATCGAACTGATCATATGTCATTTTATCAGGGCCCTCTACATTGTATGTTTGCCAGAATTTATTGTCAATATTGAAATAGCGAAGTAGCTGAGCATATTGGTTCATATATACGTGGAAACCGACCTCTTTTTTCTTGATATCCGTTTTAATAATATATGGCTCTTGAAGGTCATATGTTAACTTACGATAGGTTTTGAATGAGAGCTTGTCGCGCTTGAACTCATCATTGTATTGAATGCTCTTGTTTAATTCTTCAATGAAATCCTCATACTGGATACCTTTATCACTGGTTGATTGAACATATTCATCCATTAAGGTTTCATCTTGCAATTCATCATCAATATCTACTTTTTTATATATCTTCTTCTTGTCTAATACGACTGGAAAAATCCAATCAACTTGAAAATCTTTGTCGTATATCTTACTCATGTCTGCGTAGTCATCTAAGTCGTCGATATCCGTTTTTTTGGCCTCGTTTTTTAGATGGATTAAGTGGCGCGACAGTTTTAGATATTTCTCTTGTATTCTTTTATTATTTTGCTCGTATATAGGGAGACTCGCCATGAAATTGTTATAGACATCAATTTCATATACAATATCATCGTCAATTTGAATATCGTCGAGTTGTTCCTGCGTTTCAATTACAATATTTGTATTTGGCTCTTCGAAAAATTTACTAAATTCATTTGATGTCATAATAATTATTATATATATTATTTTTATATTACAATGGATAATTTAGATTTACTAAATTTTCGCCGGTTGGAAAAAGAGGATTACGACAAGAACTATTTAGAATTATTAAAGCAACTCACAACTGTTGGGGATATTTCAAAAGAAAAGTATGAGACAACTTTCGATAAAATTAGTGCGGAAGTGTGGGTTGTAGAGTTTGAGGAAAAAATAATTGCGTCTGTTTCTTTATTATTGGAACAGAAGATTATTCATGAATGTGGGATAGTTGGACATTTAGAGGATGTTGTGGTTGATAAGGATTACCGAAAATATGGTTTGGGGAAGTTTATTATTGAGAGAATAATAAAGATTGCTAAGGAGAGGGGATGCTACAAATTAATTGGGGACTGTAAGTCGGAGCTTCTTGGATTTTATGAAAAAAATGGGTTCGAATCAAAATGCGTTCAAATATCAATTTATTTTTAATATTGCGTTCATTACTAAATAATATATCTAATATTTTTTTCTTTTAGATATTTATAATGACGACTTGTGGTTTAAATGTCTATCAATTTCTCCAACAGGACCCAGAGCTATCTCTATTTAAGGACCTTGTTGATAAGGCTGGTCTCAAATCGGAATTTGAAGCTTATGACTGTAAAACTATTTTCGCTCCAACTAATGCAGGAGTATTATCTTCAAGAGCAGTTCGTTATTTAAGCGACCCAGCAAATGTTGATGTTCTTCGGTATTTTCTTAGATACCACGTTTACGGTACCGCTCTTACTACGGCGAAACTCATCTCTGGAACTGGTATTACTATGGCGAATGATGTAAATTTGGGAATCTTGAATGCTCTTTATTACAACTATATTCCAGTCTTAATTGATAGTATTCAGGGTCGCTCGACTATCACCGAAGGAAATCTTCCTGCAAAAGATAATTACATTCACAAAATTAATGCTCTTCTTCAACCGAAGTATGTCTCCGGATAATTATAGTAAACTCGCGGGTCCTCCAATCGCGACACTTTTCATTGTTTTCTTCAATGTTTTACCATATTGATTAAGCCTGTCTTTATATATTTTATCAACTTCATTATTCGATGGAGTTCTTTTTTGCGTTTCCTCAATTTCTATTTTAATGCGGTCTTTTGCGATTTTGACTAATTTCTCAATTCGCTGTGTGTGTAAATCGCGGGAATATGTCGATTCTTTAACTAACGTGTCCTGACCTTTTAATTTTAGTCCAAATGATGATTTCTTTTCTTTTTTGGGTTTTGGTTCTTTTTTGGTTTTGGGGGTAGAAAGTTTTTTGATAATAATCTTTGATTCCATAATATATATAATATTATTATATATAAATAAATGAATATTGAATATATTATTCCAAAAAAGAAAACAAATATTCATGATTTTATAAAAAAATACAAAAATAAAATTTTTATAATAAAAAATGATAAAATGAAAATGGAAATTGAAGTTAAATTAAAAAAAATAAAATCAGCTATAAATTCAAAATTAGATTTTTATTCTATAACAACAACTGAAAAAGGTTCTGTTGGAGTTGAGTATATTTTTGCAATTGCTTTTTTATATAAAACACCATCATATGAAAATGTATTTATAAAAAACATTTCTAAAAGTGAAAAATATTCTGGGTCAAATATTGTAAAATTTGTAATTGATTTTTTAAGTTCTTTCAAACAAGTCAAAAAAATTTATTTACATGATGGGACTGATGTTAGTTGCAAAAATAGCGATGATAGATTTGATTTATCAATGTATAAATTACTAACATCTTACTACGGATTTTACCAAAAATTTGGTTTTCGATTGATTGTACAAAACAGCGAAGAAGATATTACAAAAATAATGGTAAGTTTAGCTAAAAAAGTTTCGAAATATAAAATTAAAGATATTTTAGAAAATTTTAGAGAAATTATTCGGTTTGTTGAAAAATATAAGAACAAAACTAAAATAAAATGTATAGAAAAATATGATAAAACAATATATGAAAAGCCATTAGATAACTTAAAAGACCTTATGTATAATATTGGTTATTTGTGTTTTATTATGATTCCATATAAAAATTATATATTTAGAAAATTTATTGAAAAAATGAATATTAAAAAATGCTTTATATTATCTCATTTATTTGAAATATTGAGTAATATTGATTATTTTGAATTTTCATATAATAAAGAGAAAATAATATCAAAATTTTTATTAGATTATATTAATTTTTCTATATATAGAAATAATTATCAATGGAAAGGAATATTTATGAAAAAAATTGAATGATTTATAGAAAATATATAATATTATTATATATAAATGAATGATTTTGATGATAAAGTTAATGAAATAATTAACTTTATATCAAAATCAGATAAAAAAACAATAAAAAATAAATTACAGAATATACTTGAATATAATAAATTTTGTCCAGTTGTGCTTGGTCAAGGAGCTTTTGGAAAAGCATATATACCAGAATCTAAAAATATATCGGTTAATATTAATGGTAAAAAAGTATATTTACCAGTTGTTGTAAAAGAAGCAAACGATACAACAAATGAACCTGATATAAATATTGATATAATCGGTAATAAATTGTATATTGATGGAAATAATAATGGTATTACTGGGGAAGCAATTATTTTAATGTATATAAAACAATTATATAAAAAAACAGTTCATTTACCATTGATTTTAGGATATGGAACTTGCTTAGAAAAAACTAAAATAAATAAAATAATTACAATACGACATGGATTAGATAAAGAAATAGAAGTTGATTTGACTGGAAAAGTTTATGGAAAAAATAAAAAACATAAAAGCTATATTACTACATTACAAGATTTATTTAATTATATATATTTTTCAAAAAATAAAGATGGTTCAGTTATTTTACCAAATGGAATCAAATGTGATAATATATCGGAATTATATGATTATATATGTATTAGCTATTTAGCAACATATCATTTATTAACGGAAAATAAAATTTATCCACAAGATATGAATGACGAAAATATTTTTATTCACTGGTTAGATGATATATCATATTATAATTATGAAAATATTAAAGATTGTAAAAATATTATTTATAAAGTTAAAAACAAATATTATAAAATAAAAACATTTGGATTTGTAATTATTTTAGGTGATTGTGGAAAATTTCTTGTTGAAGCAAAGAAAGATGTTATTATTGCTGGATGTGGACATGTAGATAAAGAAATGAAAAATCCTCATAAAATGATGATGAATCGTGCTACAAACAGTAATATAGACATTATTTTAAGATGTTATGATATGCTAACATCAAATGAATTAAAAACCTCAATCGCATATCAAATATTATTTAACTTAAAAGAATATAATTCACAAATATTGGCTTCTATGTGGAAACTATGGAGTATTCCTATTACAAAAAATTTATCAACCCCAGAACTATTGAATTTTTATTATAAAAAATACGGAGTTGATAAATATACTAAAAATAAAAATACGATATTGATAAAAATATAAAACAATTTTCAACTTTAAAGAATTATAATTATATATGTAAAATTAATTATTCTTTTTCAATAACAAGTAAGACATTATTATTTCCATCCATTATTTTATGAAACTTTTTAGTTAATTTATCACATCCATCGGCTAATTTTTTTAACTTATCAATACTTACTTCATAGACCTCTTTACCTTTTCTATATTGATATTTTTTCATTATTTCCTTGATACATCCTTCAACTTCTGAAAAATTATCTGTTTCAAATATAAATTCTACATCGATTTTATCAGCATGTGAAGAATTATGTTGTTGCATTCTTTGTTTTAAGTCTTTACTTTTTCCAATTTTTATGAATTTACGATTATTGTCATTTATTTGAAATCCATAGATAACTCCTTTACTTGGTTTTTTACGCGGTTTCAATGATGTATCCATTTTTTTTACTTGCGTTTTTAATGAATTTATAATATAGTCTTTATATTTGTCAAGTGTTTCTTCAACCTTCAAGAAATATTCACGAACTTCTTTCGCTTTTTTATTGTTAAGCATCATACAAAGCTTTTTGAATGTAGATGATTTTAGTAATATAATTTCTTTTGTTCTACCTCTTCCTTTTATAATTTTTTTATTTGTTATTTGATAATCAATATTTTTTGAAAAATTATCAATTAATATTTTTTTAATATTATCTTTTCTTATATTTAACCATTCACTAATTTTATCCAAATTAATAAAAAAATTATCATAATTTTGGTAATCATCTAAAATAGAGAAAAAATCATCTACAAATTGATTTGGAATACTAGTATATTTTTTTATAAAATCACTAAACTTTATCATTATAATATATAATATTATTTTTCCTAAAAAATCAGGAAAATAATATTATAATAATGAAAATATTTGTAAACTCAGAACCATATAATTTATACCCAACCAAAATGGAGCCAATATTATAATCATCTAAATATTTTTAAATCAATTTTTTCGAAAATAAATAAGTAAAAGTTCGAATAGAATCAGTTTAAAGAATATATAAGTATACCAGTTATGCTCAAAAAACTCAATTACATCGGTTCGAAGCACACACTCCTCCTTTTTATTGAATCCGTTATACGCAATGAAATGGATACCAACGATTTTTCAAATAAAAAGTTCGCAGACCTCTTTTCTGGGACATCTAGTGTAGGTTTCCTCTTCCGCACACTGGGTTGTTCAACCGTATTCTCAAATGACATTGAGTATTATTCATATGTCATCGCTAGGGCTTCTATTTGCTCGAACTACACAGAGAAAGTTAAAAAATTGATTAGTGTCATCTCAGCTTCGGAGCCGTTTGATGGTTGCGTATCTAAAAACTACTCAGAGAGTGGGGACCAAAAGCGGATGTTTTTCTTAATAAAAAATGCCAACCGAATTGACGGAATGAGAATGAAATTAGAAGAGATTAAGCCAACAATTACAGAGAACGAATACTACTTTTTACTCGCATCGATAATTGTATCCGCAGATATGTGCGCTAACGTTCCAGCTATATATGGCTCATACTTGAAAGAATACAAGAAGACCGCGGTTAATCCAATCAAGCTCGAACCCATTCATACAAAGACCGGAATAATCAAGAATAATCGGGCGTTCCAGTTGGATTGTGTGGAGTTCGCGGATAAAATGGGGGACGTCGATTTCGTCTATTTGGACCCTCCATATAACGAGCGCCAATATTCTAAAAATTATCACGTTCTCAATTATATTGCGCGATACGATGAATCGCTCGAAATATATGGGAAGACGGGCCTAATCAAGGATGTCGCTTTGAGTGATTGGTGCTCTAAGAAAACGGCGCCTACTATTTTAGATAAATTACTGGAAAAACTCCATAAAAAGACTAAATATGTGTTTATGTCATACAATAATGAGGGGATTATAGGACACGACGTAATCAAGGAAATTTTTGAGAAATATTTCGATACAAAGATTGTTTCACATGAAACGAAGCGTTTCAAGAATTTCAAATACAATGACACTGGAACAACAATTGAATATCTGTGGGTTGGTAAGGCTAAAAATTGATGGTAGAAATAGATATTTTATTTGTAGTAATTATAGGATAAGATGTCATCAACCCCAATCTCAACCACACCCCCACCTTCAACCCCACCTTCAACCCCATCCTCATTCTCATTTCCAATAACATGCTGTGACATGTGTAGTAATACAAAATCTCAAACAGTTCAGTTGTATGTTTGTTCATTCGACAGGATAAATAAAGATGCAAGATTTATTGTGTGTTCAAATTGCCTTTTCAAAGAAGTTCTTTTTGATATAACGGATCATTTCGAAGTTATTTGATGATCATTCATCAAATTTTATAAATAAAAATTTTATATTTTTCTATAAATAATATAATTATCTATATATAATATAATGGAGAAGTATAAGTCATTAATTACTTCTAAGTCTTTACCTAGTGCTGTTAAGTTCGAGGATACTTATTTATCTTCAAAAGCACAACTCGATTCTCTTTTGAGTGATTTAAAATTTCTTGAAATATCATCTGCGATTGTTTCGCTTGATAATAATGTTCAGACTGAATCTATATATAGTGATATTTACGATGACCTAAATGCGCATCTTTCCAACGTTGATCCAAAATTCAGGGTTGAAGTTATTAGTTCGAATGGTATTCTAAAATATTCAAATAAGTTAACAGTTGAAAAAGCATTCGAACAACCAAATCAAAATACATGCCCAGAAGTTATGGCGTCTGTGAACTTCGTATGGGGAAATCCGATGATTAACAAAACAACGTTCCCAGTACAACCGATATATCCTAATTCAATTGCGCCGATGGTTTCCGCTGGATATGGTGTAGCAGATCGTTTAATTATTTATGATATATTCCAGAATATACGTGAGAATAATCAGTTTGTTGCGAAAACATGGAATGGAATCAAAATTGAAAATGGTTTTTTTAATGATGGCCCAAGCCCATTATTTCCAGCAATTTTCACTGTAAGAGTATCTCAAAATAACATATCTGAAACACCGGTATAAATTTATAAATATGACATCTGAATTCAATAAATTGATCGACAAACAGCACATCTCAATTTGTCAACTGATAAATCGAAATATTCTTTTGAAAACACGTGTCCACATGATATAGCAACAACCTCGGTATCATCTTCAAAATCATCTTGTGATATTGGACACAATTGATAATTAAATCGGTTATATTGTTGTAATGAGTGGAAAGTCCCAAAGTGATTTTTCACATTTTCAAAATAATTTTTTGGGTTCTCAACATTTTCACCCATTTTTATGAATTTAACATATGGTTCAAATATGTTATTCCCCAATATTTTAACGCGATTTCCAATTGTTAAGTATTGAAGGCTTTCACAGAAAACAAATATATAATCACCACGAAGTTCTGATTTTTCTCTAATAATCACAGTTTTTAATTCAATACAGGAAGAAAAACAATAGTCGCTCAATAAAGTGTTTGGCGGGATTGTTAATGTTCTCATATTACAATAATAAAATGCTCCATGTCCAATGAATCTAACTGATTCTGGTATAATCATATCATTTCCATTATCTGTTTTTAAGTTTCTCAACTTACAATTGTAAAAGGCCCGATAATTAATTTCGGTAATCTTTTGACCCATTCGGACTGATTCCAGCTCGAAACAACCGCAAAACAATCCTTTATTAATGGACCATATATTTTCAGAGAGACTCACTGTTTTTAGTTTTTCACAACCTGAAAACACATGATTTTTAATGAGTAAAACACTATTTGGTATTGATAATGTTTCTAATGATGAGCAACCGGAAAAAGCATTCATAGATATTTCAGTAACTCTATCTGGAATATAAATCCCATTTAGTTTCGAACATCCAGAAAAACAACATATGTCAATTTTTCTCAAATCGAACGGAAGCCGAACAAATTTGAGTAATGAACAACCCGAAAAACAATGAAAACCAATTTTCTCAACGGAATCTGGTATAATCATCGATAACAGTAATAAACACCGCTTGAACGCAAAGTTCCCAATTGATTTTATCTTATTGAATAATAAAATAAAACGAATATTGTAGCAATGATAGAACGCAAAATTTCCGATTCGCTGTATATTGCTTCCGATATCAACTACCCCTAAGTCAAAGCAGTATCGAAAAGCGGAATCACCAATTTCTTCAACAGAATCTGGTATCTGGATAGACTTCAATGAATAACAGCCCCTAAAACAACTAATTTTTTTACACCCATTCGGAATTGTAATCGATTTTAATTTTCTACAATCACGAAACGCGTCAGTTCCAATGAAGACAACATTTTTTCCTAAAATGACTTCTTCCAATTGATAACATCCATGGAAAGCATTTCTACCAATTTCTCGAACAGTATCTGGAATAATTATTTTTCTTAATTTACTACAATAATGGAATGCATAATTTCCAATTAATTCCAAGCTGGAATTTGGTAAAAAAGAAACTTGTTCAAGATTATCACATCCATCAAAGGAATAATTTTCAATCACTCTAATTTTTGATAGAATTGTTATTCCAACCAGCTCTTTATTTCGATTATTTTCTTCTCTTCTTATTATCATTTTGTAATATATTATAAAATACGTTGAAAACTTTCAATTTTTCAACATTTCAATATTATGCATATTTGATAAAAGATTCATCTTCAATTACAAGATTATCTCCATGAGTACTGGTTGTTATATTTGTACAACCAGCGACGTTATCTTTTCCTAAAACACTAACATTATTTCCAAGGCGAAGAGTTTCAAGATGTCCACATCCAGAAAATGTTCCATTTCCCAGAAACTTGACATTACTTCCAACGTGAACAATCGATAGTTTTGAACAATCCTTAAATGTATCATTTCCAGATATCACAACATAATCTTCAATAACAACTGAAATCAGATCAAGACATTCTCCAAATGAATAGTCTCCATCAATGATGGTTCCTTTTGGGATAACCAACACTCGAAATCCACATCTAGCAAATGTTCCGTTTCCAAATAAATAAAGTCCATTTGAAGCATTTAGTGTTAATGAAGAACATCCAATAAATGTATTATTCGCCGTAATTAAGACTTTTTGACCAAAATTTACGGTTGTTAGGTTTCCACAATTTTCAAAAAAGTATGAACCTTTAATTCTGGAATTTGGACCAATATTAACGGTATGACAAATGCCACCGGAACAACCACCAAATCCATCAATATCACCGAAAATGTTAATTTCTGGTTCTTGTGATAATTCACCATATTTAAGCTCTGAATTTTCTGCCATTTTATAACAACTAAATTATAATCAGTAAAATTCATCAATTTTTACAAAAAGTATATTCGAATAATAAAATATATTGAAAACTTTCAACTTTTCATCTTTTTCCGGCACATTGGACAAGTATCATTTTTGCGAGCCCAATTATGCAACCCATCTTCATTAAAGTAATGGCCACATATTGTTTGAGCAATGACAGAATTCTCATTAAAAGATTCCATACGTATTGAACACTCAACTCCTTCTGGAATTTCTTCAAATCTGACGCGCTTGTATGGTTTTTCAATAATCCGCAATGTTTTGTCTTCATTGATGAAATTATGACCGTGCTCAATTGTTGATATATTCGGACAGCCATAAAAATGATTTCCCCCATATATAGAAACATTGTCTCCAAAGTAGATGGATTCAAGACTCTCACATGATGAAAATATACTATGACCGTACATAATTACATTATTACCAAAACGAATAGATTTCAGGTTTTTACATTTTGAAAATGTAAAAATTCCATCAAAAAATGCTCCATCTGGTATATCAAGATGTTCGAGTCCATCACAAGAATAAAACGTTCCAGTTCCAAGTAAACGAATCCCTTCTGCAAGGATTAGCTCAGTCATTGAGCAACACGAAAAAGTATGATTCCCTGTAATTCTGACATCTTCATGAATTCGGACTGATTCAAGATATGAACAATACTGAAATGTATATGGACCTCTAATTTGGGTTTGTGAATGTATTTCGAGCTGTCTACAATGACTTCTAGAGAAAATTCCAAAACCAGAAATATGACATTCTTGATTTATTATGACTTTTTCTGCCTGAACTCCCGAAAATGTATAACTTCCAGTAAGACAACTTCCTGAACCAACATTGATTTCATTGTATCTGTCAGGTTTATCGTAAAAACGACCATATGATTGTTCAACACCAGATTTCGGTTGTATAATTATTGAATTATTTCGAACAAATTCCATTTTATTATAATTAAATTATAATCAGTAAAAATTATCAATTTTTTACAAAAAGTTCGCTCGACAATATGGGCAAAAATTACTCATTTTTTCCCACTCTCTAAACGCGAATTCCATAAAGATATGACCACATTCCAATAAAATCACACGTGATTTATTTGTGAATTGTTCGCAAGTTATGGAACATTTTTCAACCTCAAAATCTGTCTGTTTCTTCAATTTCCGATAAGTCCCATCTTTATATCTTTTATTTAATGATAAGCTTGGGCAATCCGTAAAAGCGCTCACATCATATAGAGTATTCTTATTTTTGAAAATGACTTTCCGCAATTTTCGACAATTACAAAATGCTCTTTCTTCTATTCCAATGACTGATTTTGGAATTGTTATTGATTCCAATGAATAATTATATGAAAAAGCATTTTTTGATATGACTGATAGCCGATTCGATAAACGAACATTGCGCAAATTATCACACCTAAAAAAAGCTAATTTTCCAATTATCTCAATTGTATCCGGTATATAAATTTTCTCCATAGCAATACAACATCGGCAAAAATCATCAGGAATCATTTTTATTTTCTTAGGGATTTTAATTGATGATAGTTTTTTACATTCCGTAAAAATTCCACTACCGAGCTTTTTTATATTATTTGAAAGGTTTATATTCTTTAACATAAAACAACACGAAAAAACACTGTCCTCAATGATATAAACTGAATTTGGGATTCTTATGTATTCTAATACAAGACAACCAAAAAAACACTGATTACCGATTACTTTTAAAGTGGGTGGAAGTTGAATTCTTTTTAGCAAAATACAATTCATAAATGTTTGCGATTCTAATACAGTTATTCCATGAGGAATAACTATATCTTTTATAGAATAACACGCATTAAAAGCGCATTTTTCAATAGAAACAACTGTCTTCGGAATGTTAAATTTCTCTAACTTTAAACAACAACCGAACGCGTTTTTCTTAATAATTCTAAGACCATGTCTTGGAATAAGAACCTCTGTTAGATTGATACATAAATCAAATGCGTTTTTTCCAATTTTGAGAACACTTTTTGGAATGATGACTTTCTGAATATTCATATTATTGTAAAAAGCTCGTGCCAAAATTTTTTTACAACCATCTTCGATTGAGACGACTGTTCCATCTTCTGATAATGTATAGTTCATTGTTTTATCGGTTTATCTTCTAATTACACACAAAATTTATAAATCAATTTTTATGAACTTCAAAACTTCTCTAAATATTCGACTACTTCATCAACTGTTGAAAGAACAACGATGTTGTATTCATCAAGAGTTTTTTTAATGAATCCTTCCCGCTGTAGAACCTCGATTTGCGCCAATAAATGGTCATATATGTGGTTGAAATTGAAAATAATGACTTTCTTTGATATTTCATTGATTTGATTTTTAGTAATTGCCTCTAAGCATTCATAAATAGTCCCGAATCCTCCCGTTAAAACCAGCATCAAGTCTCCCAATTCAATCAACTTAGACTGCCTATCCGAAATATTATCGAAAACATAATCATCGCCATCGCCTTCAACAAACTGCTTCAAGTTGCTTGTTATAATGGTTCCGCCTTTATTTTTAAAAGTTTCTCGGACAGTTCCCATAAGCCCTATGGACCCTCCTCCATAAGTAATCCGATATTTTTCAATGTCAATCCGCGAAACTAAATTTTTGGTGGCCTCTACATATTCTTGTTTGAGGTCATTTTTTCCGGAACAAAAGATAGTCAGATTTTTCATATAGTATTATAGTATTTTAATTCGTATTTTCTATAATATTATTTTCTTATTAATAATAATGCCCTTTGAAGAATTATCTATTACTCCATCTTCAAAAAATATTCAGCTGAATATTTCAAAAGCTATATCATTCTCATCTTCATCCCCAGAATCAAAAAATTGGTTCTCTAAAAAAGTAGTTCCTGCTATTAGACGTGTAGGAAATGTAGCTGGTAATGTTGCTTCTATCGCAGGTAAAGTCGCGACTGTTGCTTCTATATTATAAAAAAAACTAATATTTCCTAAATTTTCGTTCATTTTAGAAAAAAATTTTCTATTATTAAGTAATTATGTTTGAGTTTTCTTCTACTTATTCAGACGTTGCTCCTTCTTTTTTCCACCACCAGTCAAAAACCTTGTTTCCAAAGCATTTAGATAATTGGTTCAACAACAA